CTTCTGATTTTCAGTTGATAAATAGCATTATTGAAATCATTTTTGTTAATTTAATAGATGTTTATGATGAAGAAAGTATAGATGAGAATATAACAATAACTATTTCTGAATTAAATATTAATATATTAGATTCTCAAGAAATTTCAGAAACACTCATTGTAGAAAATGAATTAAATGTAACAATTTTTGATAATCAGAATATTATAGAATATTCAATTGTTGATATTTCAATTTCAAATATCATTATATATAATACTCAAAACATCAACGAAGATGTTGCCAATGTTATAGGAAATAATATTAATAGTTTTGAAATATCATTAATTAATGAAGATATTCAGTTTTCTGGTGATCTTGGATATATTGATGTTTTAACTTATCAGGATATAACAGAAGATTTTTCTAGAGTACAATTTAGCTTAATTGATATAATAGATAGTCAGTTTATTGACGAAACAATAAATATTTCAATTGTTCATCTTATAGATGTTATAGAGACTATTCTAAGTAACGAAGAAATATCAATATTGTTAAATTCATATATTACAACAGTTGATCTTGAATCTATTACTGAATATATTTTAGAGCAATTAGTCAATTTCATAAATATTTATGACACACAAAACATTAACGAAAGTGTTTTAATAAGTATTTCTGATTTAGAAATAGCAATATTTGATATTCAAAATATAAATGAAGATATTGCAAATACAATTGGAGAACATTCTATTAATACGTTTGAAATTCAAACAATTGATGAAAACATAATAAGAATAGGACAACTTGGATCAATACATATTGATGAAACTCAAACAATTGATGAAAATGTCAATATTACTAACATTTTAAATGTATCAGTTCTTAATTCTCAAAATATTATATCAAATATTAATGTTAAGTTCATACATAATATAAAGATTATAACTGAAATTCAAAATGTAAATGAAAATATTGATCTTGTTTGGATTATTTCTAAACCAGGCAGTGTAATGTTATCAACTTCTTCTACTAAAACATCATTGTTAACTTCTTCTACTAAAGCAGCATTATCAACACATTCTAGCAAAGCTACATTGTGATAGTTTCAAAATAACATTTTTGGTATTATAATTAAAACAAGATGGCAATATCACAATCACAATTGACTGATCAATTAATAGGAACTACTATATAATAAAATGCAAATACTTAATGCTATAACTGAAAATTTTGTAACGGGTGAAAAAACATTTTTATCTGCTGATGAAGCAGTTGATGAAACTGTTTTGTCTGTTGATAATTCTCAAGGTTTTGTTAAGAATGATTATATTGTTGTTGGAGAAATAGGAAATGAACAAGCTGAATTAAGACAAATTGAATCAATTGGCTCAGATAATGATGCTATTACGATTTCTGTAGCCTTAGATTTTGCACACAATGAAGATGAAACAATTACTAAATTAAGATTTAATCAAAGAAAATTTTATAGAAGTACAACAAAAACAGGTACATTTTCTCATTTATCTTCGGAAGGATCACCCGTTAATATTGAAGTTAATAATCCAACTGGAACAGAATTTGAAGATTCAACGGGTACATCTACAAGTTGGTATAAGTCAACATATTATAATTCAACAACAAGCATTGAAACATCTATTTCAGATGCTATACCAGGAAAAGCATCAAATGCTGATCATTACACAACAATATATAGAATAAAAGATGAAGCTGGATTTGGTGATAATCCATATATTTCTGATGAAACTGTTGGAGATTATCGTCTTGAAGCAGAAAACGAGATTAATAGTATGATTTCAACTGTATATTCTGTTCCATTGTCATCAACTCCACGTCTAATAACTCATATTACAACATTATTGGCAGGTGGATTATTATTATCAAAAGAATATGGATTAGAAGCAGATGTTGAAGTATCTAAAACTGGACAACGAAAAATTGATCGTGCAAATTCATTATTAGCAAAAATACAAGATGGCTCTTTAACATTACAAGATTCAGATGGAAATAAAATATCTAAAAATACTGGTATGCAAGCTTCTAGCAGTAATGAATATGATTCAGACATTGCAGACAGGGGTGAACTTTTCAATTTAGAATCAGAGAATTTCAAATTCACAGATCCAGATTCGCCTTTATCTAGTTCTAAACGATCAGCATCTAAAAATTTAGGTTTTAAATAATGACATTTAAAGTTATAATTACAGGTGATAAAGAAGTAGTTCAAGCATTGACAAAAGTATCAAAAAAAGTATTGGGACCAATGATCGAACCTTTAACATCGTCTTCACAAATGTATGTTAGTGAGATTTTAAAAAATTTTAAAACAAGTGGTGGAACATTTAATGAACCGTGGAAATCTTTAAGTCCTGTCACTATTAAAATCAAAAAGAAATTAAAAGAACAAGGTAGAGCAATTGCAGTTGAACAACCATTAGTTAGAACTGGTAAAATGAGAGGTAGTTTTAAATATGAGATAAAACCAAAACATGCTTCTATCTATAATATACAACAATATTCTGATATTCATCAAGAAGGTGGTACTGCAACATTTCATGGTAAAAAAGTTACTATACCAAAAAGAATATTATTAAAAGTTGACCTTGTTCGAGTAAATCTTGTTGCACATATATTTGAAAATTGGGTTAAAAAATTAGTAAGAGAATTTAATACAAAATGAAAAAATCAATAGAAAAATTAAGAGAAAAGTTAAAAGCACAATTGAAAGATATTAAAAATATTTATATCGGTGATCCAATATTAATACCAACATCATGTTTACCATGTATATCAATTGATCCAGTTAAAACAGAAACAAATATTATAGATAACCAACGAGATTCACATATACATTATATCAGTGTTGCGTTAATTATAGATGCTCGGCAATATTTTGGCAAAGAACCAAAAGAAATGGTCGGCACATCATATTTGATGGAAAAAATGGAGGAAGAAGATGCAGATGGAAATATTAAAGAAAATACGATTTTAGGTGTTTTGAGAGATAATTTAACATTAGAATCAAATCGAACAATTCAAAATATTTCGACAATTGATTATACAGTTCGAAGTCGAAGTGAGGAACTTATTACACTTGAAGCCGTTGCAAATTTACAAGTTGAATATATTGTAAATCGATAATTATGAAATATAAAGATTTTAGATGCCCTGATTGCAAACAATTACAATTTAAATATCGTCTTGTTGAAGGTAATAAATTGGTAATCGAAATTAAATGTTATAATTGTAATACGTTTTCATATTTCACAGTCAATTTAAATCAATTAAAACATGAAAGTGATAAACAAAAATAAAAATCAAATCGTTTTTCCAAAATTCGATTTGTCATTTCTACCGAATGAAATTAAAGAAATACCAAATGATATTGCACAACGATTATTAAGTAATATTAATATTGAAGAAGTAGTTTTGACAAAGAAAACGAATAATAAGAAAAAATTAAAAGGTCGACAAAAAAAATAATAATTGAACTTAGTTATGAGTGTTAAACTTGGAAGAGAATCGTTTGTTGGTGTTGGTATTGAAAGTTCACCAGATAGTGCTGTCGCAGCTTCAAAATATTTACCATTTGTTACATGCACAATGAGAGGAGTTCAAGAACCGATTCTTGATGAAGCAGTAAAAGGTGTACGAGATGCAAATTGGGGTGCAATTGTAGGACAAAAACACGGTGAAGGTGATATTGAAACTTATGTTGACGTCGAAAATGCACCATATCTTATTTATGCTGCTCTTGGCTCTTGTAGTACAGATACGTCATCGGGTGAAACAGCCGTTTGGGAACATACTTTTACTCGAAAAGCTAGTAATCCACCAAAAACATTGACAGTAATATATGATGATACACAAGATATTAGAAAGTATACTTATGCTGCAATTAATACGTTAGAATTAAATGTTTCAGATGGTTTAGCAACGATTTCAGCAAATATTTTGTCTAGATTTCCATCGACTGGAACTGGTAGTGAAAGTTTTGAAACAGAACGTATTCTTGCATTCAAAGACTACTCTGTTAAATTTGGTAGTGGTGCAACTGGTACTGCTGCGTTAACTGCTGCAGGAAGTGCTGATGCTACAAAGTTAAGTAGCTTTACATTATCAATTAATAATAATCTTGAAGCACACTATTTAAGTAATGATAATGATATTGCTCAGATTTCAATGGGTGAATTTGCAGTAACAGGTGAATATGTTCTATTCTTTGACAGTACAACAGATCGAGATTTTTATGAAACAATGATTGATGATTCAAATGCTGTTAGAGCAATGATTGCAACATTTAGTGGTGACGATATTGGTACAGGTGGAAAAGAAGAAATTGAAATTAGAATTCCGAACTTTCATCTTAGTGATAGAACAACTGATACTAGTGGATTTATTACAGAAAATCCATCATTTGTAGCAGAATACGACCCAACAGAAACAAAAACAATACAGATAAAAATCACTAACGAAACATCAAGTTATTAATAGTGATAGAGACAGGTGAAACGATATTCTAATGACAATGTCCGCCTGCTTTTCTCTATCGAAAAGCAATTATGTCTATACTAAAAGACGTTCGAAAAACAAAAAAAATCGTACTTCCGTCTTATTCCGATTCAGAAGTAATTTTATATCAAGATGCTAAAACATCTGATATGCTTGATATAACGAATATTGAGAATAATTTTGAGACTGGTCTCAAGATGCTTCAAATTTTCATTAAAGAATGGAATTTCAAAGATGAAGCAGGTAAACCAGTTGAAATTAATGCAAAATCTCTTGGTATTCTACCATTGAAAGATACAAATTACTTAATTGAAGAGATTAATAAGACTATAAGCTTCAACGAATCAAAAAAAGGACAGAATTAAAGAGAATAGTTCTGTCTTTTAGTAGTCGAAGAATGCAGTCCAAAACATTGGATGGGTATTTGATATTGAAAAAATTTTGGGAAAATTTAGGAATGTCAAAAAATGAAGTATACGAACTTCCATATTTTGAATATTTAACTCTAGTTGAGACAATGAATATAGAAACACAGTATCAAGAAAGAGAAATAAATAAAACTCAATCATCACCAGTATCTCAGTATAATAAAAAAGTTCCAAAATATAAAAAATAGAATTTTAAATTTTATTTAGTATGTCAAAGAAAATACAAGTAGAAATAATTGGCAAAGAAAACGTTAGTAAAGCTGTAAAAAAAAGTAAGACAGCAATAACAAGTTTAGGTAAAAGTGCACCCAAATCGATTAAGAAAGTAAAGATGTCTACAGAAGATTTACAGCAGTCATTGAACAGAATGGGTAACAGATTCCGATTCATGACTATTGCTTTTGGAGCAATGGCAATGGGTGCAATTGGACTTGTAAAAGGTTTTCTTGATTCTGCTAAAGAGATGGAAGCAGCAACTCTTAGAGTTGGTGTATTTGCAGTGTCTACTGGTCAGAGTATGGAAAAAGCACAAGAAATTGCTCTTGAATTAGCACAAACAGGTCTTGTTTCTATTGCTGAAGCATCTAATACATTATCTAATTTACTTGCAACTGGCTTGAATTTAGATACTGCACAAGTATTAATGAAAAGAATGTTAGACACTGCTGTTCTTTCAAAAGAAAGTCTGACTGATACGTTTGGTCGTGCTATTGAAAAATCTAGTTTAGGTATCAGAATATTACAAGAAAGACAAGTAGATGCAATTGGTATTAACTTTAGAGCAGATCAAGTATGGAAAGCATATGGTGATACGATAGGCAAAACAACTGCAGAAATGACAACACAAGAGAAGCAAATGTCAATTGTAAATTTTTTGATGAAAGAAACAGAACGATTTGCTGGCGGTACTGAATTAGCAATGCAAACTTTTGGTGGTACAATGTCCAGATTAACAACAACAGTTGAAATTATGAAAGCTAAAATAGGTGCAACTTTAATACCTCTCTTTGGCACTTTAGCTGATTTAGCTGCTTCAGTATCAAGAGGTATAAGTAAACTTGCTGAAAAGAATTCTGCTTTAACTGGTTCTCTTATTAGTGGTGCTGTTATTATGGTAACGGTTATAGCTGGATTAGCTGCTGTCGGTGCTATCATTCCTCTTGTAATAAGTGGTTTTGACGTATTGAAAGGCGGTATGGGATTAATGGCTAAAATGGGTGGTGTTATGATGCTTAAATTTTTGGCAATATCAGCTGTAATAGGTGGTTTGATATTTTTAGTATTAAAAGCTACTGGTGCTTGGGATAAATGGACAAATAGTATGAAGAATTTGGCACAAAAAATTAAAGATACTATAAACCCATTTAAAGAACAAGCAGCAGCTGCTTCCGATGCTGCTGCAAAACTTGCAAAAAAAATTGCAAAAATACAAGATCAGTTGTTTCTTGCTACAAGAAGTTTTGAAGAAAATATGGCTGAATGGGCTAAGAAAAATAAAGATTCAATTAAAGAAATAACTAAAGATATTAAAAGTTTGGAAACAAAATATAGAGATGCTATAGACAAAATCAATTCTAGCTTTGAGACGTCAATGAAAGATTCATCAATTTCACATGCCAGAAAAACAGAAGATATTAAACGAGAATTAGATGAAGAAGTTTCAAAAGGTATATGGGCAGACCAAACAAGAATTGATGATTTAAAACGTCGACTTAAAAGAGAAAATGAAGATTATGCTCGACAAAGTAGTGACTTAAATACTGGAAAAGATAAAGATCTCAAAGCAGAAAAAGATAGATATAGTGAACGTTTAACAAAATTACAAGCAGAATTGGATGAAGAAATTAGAATGCAGGACAAACATTCCATAGAACTTGCTAAAATTGTCGATGTTCGTATTTTAGATGAAGTTGAAAAAATGTTAAGAGCACATAAAGAAAGAAAGAAAAAGTTAAAAGACGAATTAGAAGAAGTTAAATCATCAACATCTGAGCAAGCTGCTGCATATGATGGTGTTGCTTCAAGTGTAGATGATTTAGGTAATTCAGTTGCTGGCATGGGAGATATTGCAGTAAATTCGGGTGATAAAGCAGTTAAAAGTTTTGAACGATTAAACGAAGAATTTATGATAGCAAAAGAACGTATGGAATTACTTCATACTGTAGGTGGTCAAATTGGCTTATTTTTCCAAAATTTATTTGATAAAATGACTGAGTGGACTGGATATACATTTAAAGAGCAAATAACTGGTTACGGTGAGTTGTATAAACAAACAGAGAAAGAAATAGAAGAAGCTGGACTAAAATGGACTTTGCCTGATTTTTTTAAAAATATTTGGAAAGGTTTAGCTGGTAAAAATTATCAACATGGTGGAATTATTCCAGGTCAAACAAGTCAGCCAGTTCCAATAATTGCACATGGTGGTGAAACAGTATTGCCTTCAGGTGTTGCTCCAATAACAGTAAATATAAATAATCCTACAGTAAGAAGTGATAATGACATCGAACAGATTGCTAATGCAGTCAAATCTGTTCTATCGCGTCAACAAACTCTTTTACATTATCAATAAAAAACATGAGCGCAAAATCAATAAAATTTAATAGTTACGATCTTCAAGATTCAAATTTTCGGACAAAAGATATTATTTACCGAAGTATACCAGGTCGACAGATAAATATTGAACCATATCCAAGAAGAGATGATTTTAGATTTGTTAATTCGCATTATGAATCAAAAGAAATTACAATAGACGGTACTCTTACTAGAGATACAGAAGCAAATCTCAAAATAAGTCTTGATTTAATGAAAGAATCTTTAAATGAAGAAGAATCTAATCTTGAGATAAATGATGGTGGTACAACAATTCAATATATTTGTACAGTGTCTAATATTTCTATTCCAGAAGAACATTATCATATTACTCATATACCATATCAAATATCATTTCAATGTCATCCATTTGGAAAAGAAACATCATCTATTCCAGATAGTAAAACAATAACAGAAACTTCTGATAGCCCATATTTAAATACATTTGACCCAACTGGCTCTATTGGTCCGTTGCCAGTTTTAACTTGGACATGCAGTGGTGCACCAACAGCTGCAATTACTCAAATAAAATTTGAAAATGTAACAACATCAGAATCAATGACAGTGGGTAGTTTAACACTTGATACTGATGGTGATTATTTAGAAGTTGATATTGAGAATATGACAGTGAATGCAGTTCAAAGTGGAGGTGCTCGAACTGAAATAGATTTTACTGGTGTTTTTCCAGATTTTGTAGCTGGAAGCAATTCATACTCTATAACTCTAACTGGAGGTGGAGCTACTTTTACTCTTGACCAAACAATTATTTATTATCCTACTTATTTATAAAACTATGCAATATGCTTTTAAAAACGTCACAAGTGGCTCTAGACTGACTTCTAAGAGTCTTTCTTGCCAAACTTAATAATATATAAAGCTAATTTAAAAAATGAGCTACAAAAGAAAAATAATATATAAAATATACGATGAATCTGGGAATTTCGTCGAAGCAATAAATGATGTTATATCAGATTTAACTATTTCTAAAAAAATCAATGGTGGTGATAGTGATTTTAGATTTACACTTGACCGAAAAATGGATGACTTTGATGAAGATACATCGGTCAAATTCAATAATCGAATAAAAGTTTATCTTCAAGATGAATTTAATCCAAATGGAGATAAATTAGTCGCATATGGCTATATTGTTTCTTATAAACCATTTTTAAGAGGTAAAAAAGAAGGTGTTGAAATTACATGTTTATCAGCAATTTCAAAACTTTCAAATGATTTTTATAGAACTGGAACTGCAAATGCTGCATCAGATCTTGGTGTTGATTTATCA